ACTGATGTTTGAATATGAAGTGAGAACTTCGATGTTTTCATTAGGTGTTGATTTACCAATGAATAGTCGTTTCTCATCGGATGCCCAGCCAAATTCAGCATCATCTAGCTGAGGTAAGTCAACTAAATTACCTGAACGTTGTTGGATTTTCGAGATTTGTACTATGGCCATAAGTGTATTCTTTAAAAGATTTACACTTATTTATCATAATTCAACCCTAAACGAATTGCATGTAATATTGCTCTACACGCTTGAACCAACGATCGGTCCACATATCAAATTCACTACCTTCAATAATGAATTCCTGATAGATATTATCTGCTGTACACATGAAAATAACACCTTTACGAATGTCTGTCCCGTGTACTTCATTGTGAGCATTTGCGTAAGCCGCTAATTGAATGAAATAATCATCAATCCACTCACGCTTTTTTAGCTTGTTAGACTGTTTGTGATCCATGATAGCAGGGCTACCATCATGTACACCAACCAAATCAGTTGTTCCGGCATATACTTTAGGAAAGTAAAGGGGAACTTCTGTGCCCCAGTATTCATTACATTTACTAAGTCCCTCATAAATGATGGTCGTTGCCATTTTATGGCTTTGGATGCTATACGGATTGCTTCCGGGCTCACCTGTTTCTCCTGTTTTGATGTAATTTTCAAGCCACTTGTGCATTCGTGTTCCACGACCTGCGGCTTCTGTAGTGATTTGTTGTGCTTTTTCTGCACCTACACGCTTTCGCCATTCCATCAATGCTTTCTTAGATTCTTCACTTTTTGTTGCATCTAAGATTGTAGTAACTGATGGTAGCTTCTCTCCGTCGGGTGTAGCGTATCTGCGTTTGCCGTCTATCTCTACACGGCTCATTGGAATATAGTTATATTTGTTTGGATTATACATGATTATAGTTAATTATATTCAATTATAGTCCAAGTATCAACTGTTTTGGTTAAAGCCAATCTGATTGATTGTCCCTGTAATTTAGTATATTACTCAGTTTGAAATTTTTTAAAGTTAGGTATTCACTGGAAACTTTGTTTAAATTTTTGTACTTATTTCTAATTTCTGAATGTATATAATTAGAAATAGCAATTTGTGCTTCAACACCATCATGACCACATGGTAATTTTGGATATCCCCTCGCTAGTTTCTCTAAGCATTTAATTTGTTTTGGGTTATTAATAACTGTATCAACTATAATAGGGAATCGCTCACGCAAAGTTTCTATTATATCAGTTTTATCTCCCCCTTCATAGTCAGTCATTATATAAGGTATGTCGTATGAATTAAAAAGATTAATTAACGATAACTTATACAAGTATGTTCTTCTATAAAAATCTAACTCATTCCAATCATCTAATAATGCACGTTCTGCATTAGTCCTAGGTTTTTCATCCGGAAGAGAAAGTATTGAATAGTCATTAAAATCATTAATATTTGAAAAACTATTGTACCATGTTTCTCTACGCCAATATTGACTCCATACTATTACAAAGAAGGGTTTGCTGCCAGTAGGCAAATTCTCATAAACATATTCATAGGTTCTTCTATGAATACTATCATTGCCGCAGCCTCTTACTGCTAGGTTTACAACCTCGATACCTAACTCTTTTGCAAGCAGTGCTGGCCAACCTTGTGTTTTAGGATCATCTAACCCTTGACAATATGTCCAGCTACAACCGTTAACTACTAAGTGTGTTATATCTTTCACTGTGTTTCTTACGGTAATCATCTACTGCGGCCTTGATAGCATCTTCTGCTAATATTGAGCAATGTATTTTAACTGGTGGTAATGCTAATTCTTCGGCTAGTTGTGTATTTTTAATACCTGTTGCCTGATCTAGTGTCATGCCCTTAACTAATTCAGTCACTAAACTACTAGAAGCGATAGCACTACCGCACCCGTATGTTTTAAAACGTGCGTCAGTAATAATACCATCTTCTACTTTGATTTGAAGTTTCATAACGTCACCGCATGCAGGAGCACCTACCATACCTGTACCGATACTGTCGTCAATATCAAACTTACCCACATTGCGTGGATTTTCATAGTGGTCTACTACTTTTTCTGAATAAGCCATTATACTCTAAAACTTTCTCCGCATCCACAGCGGTCACGTTCGTTAGGATTACTGAATTCAAATCCTTCGTTTAATCCATTGCGTACATAATCAATTGTCATGTTCTGTATATATGCACAACTTTTAGGATCCACAAATAAACTACAACCTTCACAGTCTATTCGTATATCTTCTGGATTGGGATTGTCAACATACTCAAGCACATAGGCTAAACCAGAACAGCCTGTCGTTTTGACGCCTATTCTGATTCCTATGCCTTTGCCTCGTTTGGCAATTGTTTGTTGTACTTTTTTGCTTGCTTTGTCAGTGATTGATATCATCTTACTTCATAGCTTGTGATGCCATTTGTTTAACGACTTTTTCATTTTCGCCGTCAACATCATCTTGTCCATCTGGACTGTTTTGTCCTTTAAAAACAATATTATCACCTTGAATGTTACTGATAACATTGTTTAGTGGGGGATTTTGAATCATGTCATACAAGTCTTGCTTATCAAGTGTGATATCATAGTCTTGCAGATATGATAAAAATTCTTCAACGGTCCAGTTTGGTTTTACCTCGCCCGTGTCTATATCATTTTTTAATTGATTAGTCACAGCAACGAGTTTGACTAACAATGGACTGCTGTCAAATTCGTATAATAACATATTAGCGTTTCGCTCTGCCTACGCCACCAGCTGGTAGTTCAGGTTCTTCTACAGATACATCATCTTCTGGTGGAAGTTCGGCACCCATATCAGCACCCATGCCCATCTCATCGGCGCCTGCTTCTAAGTCATCTAGTCCTGCATCCATCTCATCAGCACCCGCGTCCATAGCGAATGCATCAGCACCACCTTGGCCAGTTACTGTACCTAGAGCAGCCTTCATTTGACCGAATGCTTCTTTCAATGATGCGCTTAATGCATCAAGTGCTTGTGATACTTGGTCGTTGTATGTTTGGCTTTCATTGACACCGATTTCAGATTCAATGCTAGATACTAGAGCAGGAAGTTCTTTGACTTGCATCTGACCTACTTCTTCAAGCATCTTCTGAACTGAATCAACTAAGTCTTGTGCGGCAAGAACAACTTGTGACTTCTCAACTTCTTCGTTCTCTACAACAATACGTGCAGGTTGTGAACGTAGTTCGTTATAGTGATCGGCAAGTGCTTGTTCCATGAACACTAGTTTCATGTAACCTGGGTTTGTTTGATTATTGTGAAAATCAGTTGATTGCTTAGACTCTTTGATTAGTCCGCGAACCTTTTGTAGCATAGTGCCAGCCGCTGTTAAAGACATACGCTCTACGTTGAATGGTAGTTCGTAGTGTTCTTTTAATGCACGTTTAGCATTAGTACGGGTCTTGTTGTCGAATTCTGTTAGTTTCATAGTTTTATTCCAGAGAAATTTATAATGTATTTATCATTTTCACTTCAATGTTATGGTTTTGTGTTAAATCTTCTGTTCTGCCAAGACTTAGATTCCTGTATATATGACTCCATTTCATTGGCCATCATCTTCTTTTTAAGTCTATCTTCACCTAATTTAGCAAGATAAATCAATTTGGAATCCACATCTTTAGCATTTTTTGCAAGTTTTTGGTGCTGTTGAATATCAGCTTCAACTCCGCATAAACAACGATCCAATTCAATTATACGTTTGGCATCTGCCATCTTTACTCTTCGGTCATTAGTACACCATGCCACTGCATTTTTTAGTGCATTGAAAGACAATTTATCAGTAATAGAAGAACCGAATACGTCTACACCATTTTTTGTCTTTCTGATAGTATACTTGTTGAACAACTGATAGTCACCATTTGGGTCCTGCAATACAGACACATCTTGTAGGTTTTCTATAGTGTCACCTAATATCGTATTAGCCAACTTAGATAAGCTACGTTCATCAATCATTTGAAACCACCTTAAAATAAATGTTTCTTAGTTCATCTGTAGTATCTAAACTCCCAGAAAGTTTGTCCCATTCAGTACCGCATTTAATCATTGGGATTCCATCACAGTCTTTGTATAATGCACCCAATTCGCTGATACCGTCAGCAAATACACTATGATGCTGAACAGTGAAATCAAAGGACCAGCAAGGATAAGTGTTATCTTCTTCTTGTTCAAATAAGAATCCAAACTCAGTGAATTCGTCAAATCTAATATTTTGTTTTGAGGGTTTTCGTATTACGTCAGGTTGTGAACGTAATGATATTGCTTGTTGAACAGTATCAAAATTACATTGCGTATTACGCTTATATAACCACTGTTCTACATTTTGCCCCTCTTCAGGGCGGTGTCGGTTGAGCACATTAGTTTGCGTGATATCAAATAGAGTATAGCAAGTAATAGTAAAGCTCATACATCTATTTAACAGCCGTAAAAAAACCCGAGAATTTCTCGGGTTCTTTTAATCAAGTTAAGATTAACCTGTGAATGTTGCAGAAGCGGCAACTGTACAACCTTCAACAGCGGCTGTCAAAGCTGTGTCTAGAGAAGTTGTATCCCATGCGCCAACTGGGTACACAGCGTTAGCTAGTGTGTCGTCTGTTGTATCTGTGTATTCGTACATATAGATTGTAGCTAGTTGTTGAATAGTCTGAACAGCAGTATTCAACTGAGTTGTTGTCAATGAACCTGTGAAGGTAATTGTGAAGAAGTCTAGCTTAGGACCTTGTGGTTGTACTGTAGCGCCAGAAGTAACTGCGTTAACTGCACCGACTGTATAGTCTGGAGCGTCAAAGTTCATTACTGGTTGATAGTCACCGTGTGTTCTTGTAAATTGTGCCATGATATTAAATCCTTAAATATATTGAGACCTACTGTCTCATGCATATATTTATGCCTGGAACAAAAAAATATCGGTTTTGGCTTATCTTCCGGCGAGATTTTGGCGTGAAAATCCCATTCTATCTACGAATTTTAAGCCGTTAGCAACGAATCCTTCGTGTGTATTAGTACCATCATCTAAGTAACCCTGTACAGGGCTTGATTGTGCCGCACTATTTAACTGGTTGACGATAGACATTTTTAACTTGTATATTGCCGCCCAGATAGTAAACGCACCAACTAGACCCTCTTGATTGTTTTGCAAGTGGTCTAATATCTTAGCTTTCATCTTGTCAGTCATAGGGCGATTTTGAACAAAATCCATAAATCCGGCTAGCAAGTTGTTTAGATCACCGGATACAATCTTTTTGTTTATATAGACAGTAAACAATTGATTGAATGTATTTCTAGCTTGAGGAGCAGTATTCATTAACTGGTGTAC